CTACAAACAAGAAACCGAGACTCTTATCATTTTCAAAGATCAGTTGGATCATCCCATTGGGATGGCTATGCTAATCAGCTAATTACTGGCATAGACGATTTCGGGTGTTTCAGACAAAGTACTGATGGTCTTCCGACCCCAGACATTGCTGAAATCCTTCAGTTGGCTTCAACAGCCACATGGCGGCCACCAATGGCAGCCTTACCCGATAAAGGAATCAAGTTTGATTCTGAATTCCTCTTCCTCTCTTCAAATGGAGGAGGACTTTCGTCTAATGACAATATTTACTGTGAGCAGGCCGTTTACCGACGAACCTGTGATCCTGTCTTCATACTTTCATTCAACAAAGAAAGTAAGTTGTACACTCTCTCTTTAATGAGAATTGGAGATATTACTCAATGCTCCAAATCCCTTCATCAAGCCCTAAGCGAGAAAGAAATCCTCGACATGGGCCATGGTAATGGTGGAGGGCAGACTCATGATTGTCTGCACTTGCGTCTTTGCTATCAAGTTAAAGAAGCAAGACTCCATGACATTGAAGAGTTTTGTACAAACTATCTAATCCAAACATGGATAGATAAAGACAAATATCACAAGGAACAATTCGAAGGTGTAAATCCCTCACGGAAATTGGTCCAGATGGTAGATAAACATCGATTTGGTGTGTCTGCTGGTCTTCAAATTCATTATGATATTCCAGAGGTTCTCCCTTCGGAGAATCGTGTTGGAATTCAGGCGTTATGCGAACCTCTGAAGGTCCGCACCATAACAACGCATCAGCCTCTTGCCAGTGCTCTCAAGCCTGTGCAACAAGCGATGTTCAAGTCCCTTTTGGACTATCCATGTATGGTTGCCAATCATTCTAAGAATTTTGACTATGTAGATACGATGCACTTCATTCTCAAGAAGAAAGATGATGCTTACCTCCTTTCCGGCGATTACTCGTCGGCCACTGACGGCTTGCATTATGACATCAGTCAAGTCGCAATGCATCTATTGGCGAAAGCCTTTTCAGATGCTGGCCATCAAACCCTTAGTGATCTTATCCTTTGGGAAGGTGGTTCTCACTTAGTTGAGTATCCCAAAAGCTCCAAATTGTCCGAAACGTATCAAACGAATGGACAACTCATGGGCTCACTTCTATCATTTCCCATCCTGTGTATGGTCAATGCTTATACATACTGTAAAGCATCAGGCCAGAGCATCGAAAACGCTCAGGCCCTCATACACGGTGACGATATCGCATTTCATGACGATATGGAAACAATATTGAAGTGGAAAGCCACGGCTAACGCTGTTGGCTTGGAATTCTCAGTTGGTAAGAACTACTTTTTCAAGGATTCAGTTTCGCTTGATTCTCAGTTCTTTTTCTTGAACAGAGAAACTATGACCTTTTGGCGAGCTCCAACACCAAAGTTCGGTTCTCTTGAACCAAACGCAGATGTGAGCTCACTTCGTCAAGCTCTTGAAGCTGGTACGAAGGTACGCGCCATTCGGCGTCATGTCAATAGTCTCAAGCTAGACCCTAGATCACTTGATGTCCCAACCGATTTCGGTGGACTTGGTGAGAAGTGGAGAAGGAAAGGAAAGCAGATCTCATTCAATGATAAAATC